CCCGGGCGGGACAGTCCCCTGATGGTCCCCTCAGACACTACGAAAGCCAACAGATCCACCGCCCTCCGCTAAAGTGCCTGGATAAAATCGACGTCGGCGCGGGCTATGACAGCCTCGCCGTCCAGCCTTGCCGGTTCCGCGCCCGGCTCCATGACCGTGGCATTGCGCAGGAACAGCAGGTCGGCGCTGCGCCGGACCAGCAACCCGTCCAGGGCGCGGCCCGACTTCAGGTTCACCACCACACGCCGCGAATGCAGGCCACGCCAGGCCAGCCACGCCAGCGCCGGCGGCAGTGCCAGGGATACGCAGATGCCCGCCAGCAGCGCCGCTATCAGCCATTGCTCCACGTCCGCGCCCTTTCCTCAAACCACCATTAGGGCGCCGTCCTCATAGGCGGACACCTGCTGAACCTCCACCGGACGGGACACATCCCACACCGCGCCCGTAACAGCCATCAGCGGCGCGGCGCCGTGCGGGGAATCCTTCCGGTTCCAGACCCACGAATCGCCCAGCGGCTTGGTCACCGCCGTGGCCGCGACCAGGTCCAGGACGGGCTGCGGCAAATGCCAGATCCGCGCCGGCCTGTCCGCTTCCGTTTCGCCCGCCGCCGGATCCGGTTTCCAGACGTGCGCGCGGACCCCGTCATAGAACCGTCCGCAGGCCGCGCCCAGGTCGGGGCCGCCCCATTCGATGACGTCCACGTGGTCCAGTTCCTTTAGCTGCGGGATCAGTCCGGACACCGGAGCGCCCCGCGCCTGAACCACCACGCGCAAACGCCTGGCCGGTGTGGCCCTGGCCGTGAACCAGTCCAGCGCCCACTCCTGCCCGTACCTTGCCGCGACGATTTCCGCGTGCAGCCCGCCGTCCGGACGCCTGCCCGCCACGCCGATAAAGGTCCGGGTCCGGTCATGCTCAGTATCCACACAAAAGGTCACCGGAGCGTCCGCGGGGATGGCGGACGTGGCGTCCGTCCCGGCTTCCCAGGATCCCGGCGGGAACGGCCCCTCAGCCGCGCCGTCGTTCCACTGACACAGGACCTCAGTCCTAAAAACCCATTCCGGGTCCGTGCGGCGCGCCGCCATGATGGCCCGCTCAGTGATCGCGTACCCCAGCGACGGATTCGCCGCGGCCCAGCCGTCCCGGTCATCCATCGAACAGCCAGGCGGTGCCGACCATTCAAAGATGCCCAGCGAATCGTCCTCAGTGACGACGTCCTCAGCTTCCGGGGGTGCCTCCGCCAGAACGACGTCCATGCCGTCGCTGTTGATCCCGTCCGGGTCACCCAGCGACGCGTGCGCCATCATCCGCAGGTAGCGCAGCACCACACTGGACGCGTCGCCGGCGTTGGACAGTGCAAGGATGAGCGCCAGCGCCCGCGCCATCGTTGTCTTGGTGATCGCGCCCCAGGCGTCCCAGGATTGGTGTTCGCGCAGCTCATCCAACAGGATCAGGTCCCCGGCCAGGCCACGGCCGCCGCGCCTGGACGCCGCCTGCACCTTGTACCGTTCGCCGCCCTCCAGCTCCAGCGCTTTCTTCCCGTTCGTCCGGTTTACCCGCCGGATTTCGGCCGCGAGGTCCGGGCAGTCCTCAGCGATTTCCACCGCGCCCTGCCAGACCTCTTCTGCGATGTCCAGGTTCTGCGCCGTGCCGATGACCAGGCGCGCCGCGCGGACGTACATAAAAAACAGCGCCATCACCTGCGCGATGGTGGACTTACCGTTCTGCCTGGCGACCAGCAGAACCACGGTCCGGAAACGGAATGACCCGTCCGGCAACAGCTCCATGGCGTGGATCAGAAACCACTTTTGCCACGGGTACAGCTCCATGCCCAGCACATCCTGGGCGAAGTCGATGCACGCGAAACCCGCAGACGTCTTAGGCGTCAGCCGGCGCAGCGGCGGCGTGAAAATGCGCGGGACCTCATGGCCCAGCAGCGGCTTAGGCGCGCTTCCTGGCCGACGTCTTGGCACCGCCCTGGACGGCCCGGAGCTGCGCGAGCTTGCCACCCTTGTCCGCCTCCTTCCGCGCGTCCAGGACCTTACGCCCGGACGGCGTCAGCCCCAACTGATCGCACGCTTTCAGATAGACGGACTGGGTGACGTTATCGAACCTGTTGTCTATGACCGGCCAGTCCGGGTCATCCAGGCGCTCGGCCATCATCATCAGCACCGCCACCGCGCCCTCATCCATGGCCGTGATGATGCCCTCACGCTTGGCCGCCTGCACGGACTCGTTCGTGACGTGCCAGATTTCGCCCTGCATGGTCAGCGCCTGATCCTAAACAGGCCCACTATCAGGATGAGCAGCAGCAGAATAACGATGAGCCAAAGCGGGTCCATGACCGTGTCCTTTCCGTGGTGTCCCTATACTGGGTTCTGGCAGTGGCCGGATAGGTTCGCTTTTCGGGAGTAGGGCGAACCCATGACCCGGACGCCAGCCGCAGGTCCTAAGGCTGCGGCTCCGCCCCCGCAGGGTTGGCGCCTTGCGGGGGCACTTCCGTTTACAAGCGGACTTGCCTCTAGGTGGGGATGGTTAGTGCGCCTGGAATGCCGGACTTCGCCAGCTTTATGGCGTTCCGTTTGCCGTAGGCGACGAGCACCGATGGTGCGCCACTGTTGGCTTTGGCTCGGGTTCCGTCAGGGTGGTGGAAGTGCAATCGGCCTTCAATGAACAGAAGTGCGTCAGCGTGCGGCCAAACGTGATCGAAGAACATACGGGTTTCTGTTCGCGCGAACACAAGCGCTATGCCGTCTCCATGCTTGGCGAGACGTTCCAGCCAGGTCGCCGCCTGCTTTCCGTAGGGTGGGTTCATCCAAACGCGGCCCTCCCACTCGAACGATAGCCCGTCGTCCTCAGCGGTGTAATGTTTCGCGGCGGTATCCCAAGGACGATTGATCGGCGCGCAAGGGTCGAGGTCAAACGGGCCTAGAGCCTCAATAATCCACGGCGGGGTTAGCCACACATCGGACTTCATCACTGCGGACTGATGCGACCCCATGGCACCGCTCATTTCGGGGTTTCTCCTTTAGAAGTCCGGCGCTGTTTGTTAGGTTCACGCCCCAAACTATAAAAGTCCGTCTACCTTTATTAGACGCGTGACCCGGCGTGTCGCCTCGGGGGGAGACGGAACACTGCTGGCCCACTAGTCCGCCCCTCCGTCATGCAGGGATTTCGACGCCCCTACCCCTGGATGCTGTCGCTAAGTGCATCACCATTGTCTGGATAGGAGCCCTAGCCCCGGGGGTGGTGGCTGGTTGCCTCTTTGTTTGTTGCATTTGCTGTGTGCGGGTGCGAGGTTGGCGGGGTCCTCGCGTAGTTCGGGGTGTGTTGACCAGGCTTTGATGTGGTCCACGCTGAATGCCATGTCGTCGTCGGGGGTCAGTGTGTAGTCGATGGGCTGGCCGCATAGCCAGCAGGGCAGGCGCTTGGCCCTTAGCTCGCGGGCGAGGCGTTGGCCTCGTCTGCTGTGTCTGGCTTTGGCTGCTCCGTCCATGTTCCTCCGCCCCGTACTGGGATAAGCACCAGGCTTACGTCCAGGATGTCCAGCATGGCGAACAGCATGGGCAGTGTGGGGGTGGCCTTGCCTGTCATCATCATGGACAGGTGTTTCGTGCTGATGCCCAGGTGTCTGGCCAGGTAGCGGTGCGTCAGTCCCTGCGCTTCCAGGTGTTGGCGGATTCGGGGCATGACCTCATCGACATCCCGTGCCATCACTGCGCCGATGATGTCCACGCGATGGGCCTTTCGTTCAAGGGGTTCCTGCCTGCCGGCCCGGTCGTTGGTCTCAGCGGTTCCGGGCCGGCGTCGGCAGGCTGGCGTTCCTGGACTAGCCCGATGGGGACGGGTGACGGGTCCGGTATAGCCAACATGGCAGACGTGGCGCCCTGACCTGGGGGGTGAGATGGGCGCCACGTCTGCCACCTGCACCTAAGTGTTTACCAGCCCCGGGCGTCTAGTCAACATGGACACGCTGCGTCGTTTCGTTAGCTGAAAAGTTACGCAGGGAATCGTGTAAAAAATCGTGTCGATTTTTGTCATATCCCGTCAGGCGACGGCGCGGGCCTCCGGGGTATGACATGAGCATTCGCAGGTGCCTATGGCGTTCCCGCGGCGGGCTGGGTTCCAGGCGATGCCGGTGCAGTGGCGGTGGGATCCGCAGCGGCATTGGGCGCTGACGCG